ACCGAGTTGGCGTCTATCTGGCAGGCCAAACGGACAAAGTAGAACTATTCAGAAAGGGATTAGATGAGTATAAAGTCTTTGCGTCGCAGTCTTTATATAACGTACCTTATGATGAGGTTACGAAAGACCAACGGCAGGTTTCCAAGTCGGCAGTTCTTGGAGCAATGTTCGGACAAGGGGCTAAAGGACTTGTCAAATACGCTGAAGGGATGGGAGTAAGCCTGACAGAAAATCAGGCTAAGAATGCTGTAGACAATTACCGTATGTCGTATGCCAAGGTAAAAGATCTATGGGCTGCTTGCGAGAAAGCCGCGATTGATGCGGTTAAGAACCCCGGCAATCCTTTTGCGGCAGGTAGCAAGATTGTGATGAAGTGTGATGGCAAGGCGCTATGGATGCGCTTACCATCAGGCAGACTTATCTGCTGGCAAAGGCCAGAGCTCGATCTGCTCACCACTCCGTGGGGTAGTAAGAAAATGGGTGTTGTCGTCCATTCCCAAAACACTTACAGCAGGCAATGGAGCCGCAACGCTCTTATTGGCAGCTCGATATTTCAATCCGCTGTTCAAGGAACTGCCCGGGACTTTCTTGCCGTGGCTATGCTTAATCTTGAAGCGAATGGTTTTCTGGTAATCAATAGCATTCACGATGAGGTACTCCTCTTAGTGGAAGAACAAAACGGGGAGTCCGCGTTGGAGCAGGTCATTAAGATTATGACTACGCCTCCAGTATGGGCTCCCGATTTTCCTCTTGCTGCTGAAGGTTGGCACGGTAAACGTTACCGCAAGTGAACTAAACCACCAGCACGTTTTGGCACCACTACAGGCAGATTACCTTGATCATCTGGCTGTGGTGGTGGGGTTGGAATAGGCTGCGCGTTTTCGTAACCTTCTGGCGAATAAATCTGAACGTTTTTACCACCACCAATAAGTTTGTAAGCAGTTGGCTCCGCCGCATTAACAAGTGCGCCGGTAGCAGTTGGTAAGTTTTGACGTAACTGCTCACCAGCTTGCTTAATAAAGTCTGGACGCTCTGTTGCCAAGTCTTTTAACAGATCTGTACCACCTGTATAGCCAAGTCGTGTTGCCACGGAAGGAATAGCTACTGCAGCAGCTGGAGCAAGAATGTTTGCCACATCTGGACCAGCACCAAATTTTTGTGCACCAAAATGACCTAACGCCCCAAGACCGCCACTTAATACACCGCCCAAAGTAAGTTCGTACCCAATTTTGTTTAACATAGTTCCAGGTGTGCTTTCGGATTCTATTTTGTTAACTAGGGTTTGTACGTTAGCGTTTTGATTTTCGTAAGCGTTATCTAATTCTTCTTTTTGGTCCAACTTTATTTTGTCAAGCGCTTCTTTTTCTTTGGCATCTAATTTACCATGATGCTCTTCTAACTGTGATTTCCACTGATTAGCTTGATCTTCTATTTTTTGTCTTTTTGCGTCTAAAAGTTTAGCGGCTGCCAAAGCATCTTGTAACTGCTCATCGTTTGCTGCGGCATAACGTTTAATAGACATTTCTGGTTTTAAACCACCAACTAATTGTTCAGGCGTAAATCTACCTTCATCCAACATTGATGATTTCAATCCTACAGCGCGTTGAGGACCTTGCAGTTGGCTATAGGCCCTGTTAGCGTCTTTCATTAACTGACCACCTTCAGTATCGCCAACGTGATCTAGCCAATGACCTTTAATATCTTTTAGGGCACCAGCTAATTCAACATCATCTGCATTACCTTTAGTAAGCAAATTGTATGCGCGGTCCCCCAATTTTTGAAATTGAGCTTGCCATTGAACTGGTGAAATTAGTTTACTATCGCCACCTAAAGCAATTATCTTTTTAACTTCTTCGTCTAACCCCGGAACATCTGGATTATCTTCAACAACTTTTTTTAGCTTTGTTTCTAATTCTGGTGTAATTTTAATAGAGCCGCCAAGCTCAGGATCACCCAATAAACCAGTGGCTTTGTTATAAGTTTCGCTTAATCTGTCTTGAATATGTTTGATAGCATTACTACCAACAACATCTTTTGGCAAAGTTAAAGATTGACCATTTTCATCTTTTAAATGAGATAGTACTTTGTTAAGGACATCTAAATGATACTGATCTTGTTCGTTGTTTAAATTTTCGTGCAGTTTAGCAACATTTTTATCATATCTATTTTTGCTATCTGCTTTTAATTGATTAGTTAATTGCTGTAACGGATGTTGACGGCTATCGTATGTTGCTTTTAATGCAGCATTTTCTCTATCTTTTTGGTTGCTTAACGCTTGTTTTCTTAAACGAAGCATTTCCAACAAATTTCTATTAGAGCTTTCTGCTTGCCCTTTAATACCAGCGCCGGGCAATACACGCAAGCCTCTTTCAATAGCCTGAGCTGCGCCACCCAAAGTTTGTCCTAAAGTGGCCCCAGATGTATCTTCAAACCCCGGAATACCTTTGGCACCTTTGAGAAAACGAGAAACGTCAATACCTTGTGCAGCAAGGTCTTTTAAACGTTGTAATTGTGGTGAAAGAACTCGTGACACCCCGCCAACCACCTTTTCAGCCGCAGGGCCTAAGATAGCACCAGTACCAGCTTGTTCTGCTTTTTCTGGAAAATAGCCGGGTTCAGTAATCGATTTACCTGTAGGCGTAAGTAACGAAGCACCTGCGCCAGTTGTAGCTGCTTTAGCCCAGTTAGGCAAATTAGCAAAATTACCTTCCATAGTTTTAGCCAATTTGGCAAATTTAGGAAGAGTTTTAGCACCTTGATATGCAATATCTAGCTCTTTAGCTGGTAACATAAAGCCGGCAAGATCACCAACAATACTTGATATGGAACCACCAAGACCAGACTTTTTCTTAAACTCTTCGTCCATTTTTAACAAATCTTTGGCTGGCTTATCCCAACCAACCATTTCTGCTATGGCAGCAGGTGGTTTAGCTAAACCAATAAGAGCTCGCATAGCAGATGCAGTAGCTGGCTCAAATGTTTTTGCTAAAGATTTTTCTTCCTTAAAAGGGTCGTATTCAACTTCTTTTAATTTACCTTTAAAGGGATCGTAATCGACTTTTTTTAAGCCCATGGTTTAGTCCGGAGTCCATTCATAAGTTTTGCCATCTTGTATTACGTATACTTTATCAGCATATTGCCCCACACCCCAACGTGCACCTTCAGGAGCACCTTTTGGCAAAGGCTTACCAGATGGTGCGGCCGCTGCCTTAACTGCAGGAGCGCTTACACCTAAATTTTTTGTAAGGTCTTGTTCATAAAGACCGCCAGGTTTCATATAATTAGCAAATGCAGATTTTTTGTCTAAAACGTTTGGTCGAGTAATAAACGTATTTAAATTATTTCTAGCAACAATAGATGCTTTTTCAAACTCTAAAGTTCTCTTTAAGAATTCTTTTGGATCATTAATACTACCAATAGTTTTTTCAAATATTGCAACGTCACGGTCAGATAATTGACCACCCAAAGCAGTTTTAACATTACCAACAACTTGCTTTTTAAGAGCTTGATCAACAACGTTTTTAGTTGTTAAATCTTTTAATTGTTCGTCTGACAAATCGCCAAAGTATCCTTTAGCTTGTGTAATGGCTTGACGGAAAGAAGATCCTGGACCAATATCAGATTTGGGATCACTAACAATTTTAAGGGCATCATCTAAATAGCGTACCCTATCTTTGTCATTTAAAATTTGTTCACCAAGTTTACCGCCTGTGTTTTTATTAAAATCTTCGTTATTAGCTTGAACGTTTTTAGTAAATGTTTCAGCAGATGCAGAACTACCTGGTGGCAAACCGCCAGTGTATGCTGGTTCTGTTGTTTTAGCGCCAGGTTTAGTTAATTCCCAATGATTTTTATCATTTGGAACTGGTTGTGTAAATCCAGCATCAATTAATTTTTGACGTTGATCTGCAGTTATTGGGCCCACATCAATTGCGTTACCAGTTTGGTGTTGGCTGTAACCAGGGAAAGCTACAGGAGGTCCGTTGTAACCAGGTTTTTTGCTATTTAAATATAAATTATATTGTTTGTCCCAATCGCGGTCACCGCTAATAATTGGAACACCTAACGAAGAAGCAACTTGTACAGCAGTTCCTTGCTCACCGGTTGTATATGGTGTAGTTTGACTTGAAGGAGCCCCGCCCATACCCGGGCTGTATGGAACTTCAAAGCCATCTTTAACTGTCTTAAATACGCCGTAACCTTTTTCAAGCACTTGATGTTTAAGAACGTCTTTTTCTGGTCCTTCAGGCATGGCATTAATTGCAGCCATATTTTTTAATAATTCAGTTTTACCTTTAGTTTCATATTCTTCAACCATTCTATCAATAGCGTCAAAATCTGGAACAGGTTTATTAAGATAGCCGTATGCAACAGCTTGTAACGCTGGTGGTAAGCTATCAATTTTTTGTTGAACAGGAGATTTTCTTCCGCCAGCTGGTTGCGTTGCTGTGCCGCCAAGTGTTGGAGCATTGCCGGTTGTTGCAGATTGTGTGCTTGTACCGGCAGGCAAACCTAAGTTGTAATTCATGGCTTGTTGCTGATTAGCTAACTGAGCACGCATAGCAGCAATAGATTGGCGTCTAATTAAATCTTCTTGCTCTTCTTTATTTTTTTCTGCAGCACGTAAAGCTAAAGCACGGGTTGGACCTTCTGTTCCGCCCGCGCCCCATGCTGAAGTATCTTTTATACCTTCAATAATTTGGTTTAAAGGACTTTGACGTTGGTCAATCATTTGCTGCATATTAGCAAGCAATTGTTGTGTAGATGCTTGATCTAAAGGAACGTTACCCTTTGGAACAGCTTCACCTTTTGTATCAAAACCTAAAGTCAATCCGCCTGTTGTACTAGTTGGCATATTTATTTCCTATCAAGGCCCTTGCAATAAGTATGAATAATCTACACCATCTGATCCCATACCTGTTGTTGGGTCCACAGTTACTCCATCTGGAATAGCATTTTGCATAACACTGCTAGCCGCGGTATTTCCGTATGTTGGATCAGTTATAACATTTCCGTTTGCGTCAGTAGTTTGACCAACACCCGGAGTGCTATTGCCAAATAAACCACCAACTAAACTAGCAATTGTTGTTCCTGGAGAAATTGTATTTAGCAACGCATTTAATCCTTGTGTACCAGTGTTTAAACCGGTTAACAAACCCCCAATTTGGTTGATTGGGGCTAATTGAGTTGCATTTGTGGTTGTTGCGCCTGGGTTTACGGCAGATAAAATATTTGCCAATTGGGCAGTTGATGTTAGGGGAGCTGCTTGTTGAGCTTGACCCAATGTTGTTTCTGTTGCAGTTCCTTGCTGCCCAATGTTTCCAAGTGCTGTGCTTGCGTTTACACCAGTTTGCTGGTTTGTTAAAGCAGATTGCATTTGAGCAGCAGCAAGGTTTGCTTGTGCGTTTGTTAATGCTGTATCGGCAGCAGTTGTGCCACGTAAACTACCAAACTGCCCAGAAGCAACTGCAGCTGCGTCAGCGGGGGCAGTAATTTGTGGAATTAAAGTTTGAAGTTGTTGGTTTTGAGCAGCATATAAACCACCTAACGCAGTGCTGGTATTTGGTGTAACTTGACCAGTTGTTGGGTTTACAATCCATGGATTCGCCGCTCCAGAAGCAATAGTTCCTAAAGCTCCCTGTGCTTGGGTGAATGGATTGTTTGGCCCGCTAAGATTATTAATAGCTTGCCCAGCAACAGTGTTTTGCAAAGTTGGCGCGTTTGCTGCACCAGAAACAGCATTATTTACAACGTTTTGTTGTGCAGTAGAATACCAAGATGGCAGCGTTGTTTGCGCTGTTGTCGTATTAGTTAATAGATTACTTAAGCCGGCCATTATTTTTTAACCTTTTTGTTAGCTTCTAACAAATAAGCCAACGGACCTTTACTATCCGGTGGTAGATGTTTTGCGTCATGTTTTTGTTTATGTTCTCTGATTGTTTCTAAAAAATTATCTAATACTTTAGAACCACTATCGTTACTACCATTACCTAACGAAGATACTACGTCAGCTGGAATTACAAACTCACCATTGGCTAACATAGCTGGAACATCATCGGATGTGCCGTCTCCATTACCTTGAACATATCGATGTTTTAAACCGCCTTCGCTGTAAAATTCTGGTGTATGAATACCTTCATTGGTTTCTACTCCGCCGCCAGTATTAAAATGAAATGGCGAAAAATGTGGACCAATAGCTGCAATATTTTCAGCTTGATAAGTTGGTATATTTAAACTTGCGTGTTTACCCATTGATAGCATTCTATCTGGATAACGAATTTTATCAGGACCTGCCGCGTAATCATATTCTTCCACATTACTACCTTCAGCATATCCCGGAACTGATCCACCGGCCGCTAATGTAGGAGTTGTCATAGGAGTTGCAGGGGCAGTAACTCCTGCAGAAGGAATATCAGTATTGTATAATGGTTGATTATTTGAAAACGCCGCAGGATCTGGGTTAATTGTTCCCATTTTACCCGGTGTATAATTCGGCTGAATAACTTGGCTAGATGATGTGCCAGTATTTGTTCCAGTGTTGGTTCCGGTATTTAAATTAGACAAACCAGAATTTGTAGTGCCGGAGCCTTGGTTTGTGTGCGTTCCTAACGTTTGAGCAGAAGGAGCTAATAAAGTATTTAATGCTTGATTTGCAAGAGTACCTATAACTTTATTGTTAAATACTTTACCAAGAGTGCTTTGCGAACCATCAGTTGGAGGGGTTGCCTCAGTATCTGTAGCTGGAGTAGATTCAATTACATTACCTTGGGCATCTGTCGTTAGGGTAGAGCCATCATCAAATGTTTGAGTAATATTGCCGGATGCGTCTGTAGTAGCGCCGGTTAAACTATTTGCATTAGTTATACCTTCTTGCGCTGTACTTAAAAGTGTATTACCTGATGAATTTAAAATTTCACCGGTTGAAGCATCTAAAAGATTACCACCACCAGCGTCAGTAATAAGACCTGAGGAAATAAGGTCGGTTGGTGCCATTCCAGCGGATAACATTTGACTTGCAGTTACACCGGCAGAAGCCATATCTGAAGCAGATATTCCAGCAGCCATTAAATTAGATACTGGTATTCCAGCTGAAACCATATCTGCTACTGGCACACCAGCTGATAACATACTACTTGCTGATACACCAGCTGAAACCATTTCTGGCACAGATGCGCCAGCTGCAACTAAATCTGAAGCAGATACTCCGGCAGACACTAAATCAGAAACAGCAGCACCTGATGCAAGGGCGTCGGCTGTTGAAATATATCCGGCAGCAGCTTGAGCGGCAACGTCAGATGAGGCCAGCGTAAATGCTGAATCTCCAGCAAACGATGATCCTAAAAAATCAGCAACCGGTGTTGCTATTAAATCTACTGTTCCGCCCATTATTGTTCCATTACTATCGAATATGTTTTCTCAAAAAAATTACCACCAAGTCGTTCTATCAATTTACCATAATCTAAAAATGGTTTAATACGAAATTGAATGCGCTGAGGTTTACGTTTTTTAATTTCTTCAGTAGTCCATTTTATAAATTTGTAGCCCAGCATACCTTTACGGTAATTCGGACTAATGTATAAAACGTCTGAAGTAACTGTTAAACTTTTTTTATAGTGAATATGGTTTATAACAAACCATAAACTATAACCAATCAATTTGCCGTCATCTCTGGCGGTGTGGATTTCTAACATACCCCTGTCGTACAACATATTGTACTGCTCAAGGTTTGGATCCAATTCTATTACATCTGTACGTTCAGCGATCTCGTCATAGTGATCTTTGAACAGCTGCATCGCTTCATTGGCAAAAGGCATGGGCGCCTCTTTTTGAAATGTAATCATCATTTTCCCCTATTCCTACATACACTAATGCAAAAATAAGAGTGTTTACGCCCTATCTTTTTAAAGGGCCATTAACTAAATTTCCAAACTCATGCGCCCAATCTTGCCAGCTATCGTAAGTCTGCGGGTCTGGCGTACCATACGGTTGAAACGCTGCAGACTGCGCTATTTCTCTAGCAACCTTTTGCCACTCATCTTCTGGAGCAAACGGTATATGGGTCTGGCTATAAAACAACACCAGATTTCCATTAAATTCATCCCAGCTAGAATAGTCTGGCAAAAACGGAAAAAACTGTTGGCCCTTAAGGACGCTCATCGCCTAACTCTTGGGTAATTAATAAACGACCTTGTTCATAGTTACCGCCAATCTCGTTAGATACTACCTGAAATTGAACTTCACGATGCTCAACGCGCAAATCAATTTTTTCAGTAGATGGGCTAAATACGTATGGTCCTGAATCTTCTACTTGTGATGCAGCAAATTTACGACCAATAATGGTTAAACTTAAATTGCCAGCTTGCACAAAATCAGGCTCAATGCGTCGAATGTGCATACGGCGATTATTACCGATAGCTTGTGTGTTGGCTGGTGTCGTTGTACCGCCAACCCAGCTAATATCGCCAGTAGTATAGCTTGAATAGATAGCAGTTTGTTCTTTAAACGATACCTGATCTAGCCCAGTTTCATGCTGCCAGATTGGGTAGCCACCTTGAATTTGATACGCCAAAGTGTTTGCCAACGGGGCCACGCCAAACGATGTAGCGCTGGTTACTAACGTTACACCATTAGCGCCAATTGCTGCATTAGAATAAAATTTAGCATTAGCAATTTGAAATACTGCATTTCCCGGCGCTTGACTAAATGTTAGATAAGACCCGGGATAAAATGTTGGTGTTAAATCGCCAGCAAAATATAACTGACTGGAATTTGCTGCAGGCAATGAAGCTGGATGATTAATAGTAACGTAGTCTTGACTAAACGTTACGTCATAATTCCAATCTGCCCACAGCGGTGTTGGAAACACTTCTGTGGTGTATCCGCAAGAACGTTGTGCGCCAACAGCTTGGCCAGCGTCATACCAAAGTTTATCTTTGACATTATAAATAATAGCATCAGTACATTCTGTCGCTGTGCCACGGGGATAAAAGAACCAAATCTCATTGTAACGTGGAACTTTGGTCGCCCATACTTTTTGGCGCTGTTGATAATTAAGGTTGTTAAATAGCCAGTTTACGTTTTTATCATTTGGCACAACCGTAACACGACCGTCGTATAAATAGAAACGGTCAACACCCATCCAATAATACAATCCATCCATCTCAACAACAGATTGAGATGACATAATAGAGATCTGGCTAGAAACAATATCGTATGTCCAATAGTTTGGCGCGCTGCCAGTAAATAGCACGCGAATCAAACTATCGGTTGCCCAGAACAATCCTGCTGGTGAATATGCACCACCGCGGATTGGCATACCAAAAACTACTTTACCAGTAGCAACGTTAACTTGGTTTGCTAATGGTCCATTCCAATCGGTCAAAGATTGGTTGGCATATATTGAACTGACGTTGTTATTAGCAATAAATCCGTTAGAACCATACACAAAAATAAATGGGTGCAAGGCGCATACACCTCCGTCTACTGCAATAGCTTGATATGTTGGTGATGTGCCGCTAGTATCAGCTAAACCATTAAATGTCCACTGTTCGGACGAATTGGGTAAAATAGAACCAATGTATACTTGAGATTTAATTGCATTATCAATATTGTTTAAATTTAAACCGGGGTGTGCAAGCAAATTAAGCGCTCCGCCCTGTGGATTATATTGATAATCGAACTGCCAAAGTAAATTGCTGTTTGCTGAAAAGTTATAGTTATACAACCACACATTACTAATAGAACCAGAATGCGCTGGTGTAAAAGTGACTACTGTATTAGGTGATGTGAATGTAGAATTTGTTACTGTATACGGTGCTACAGTGCCACTTTGTGAAAAAATAATTTGTGTGCCATTTGAAAATGGCTGTGTATAACTAGTTGGGGTTGCATTAGAACTATTAATTGTAAACGACGTTGTATTGCTAGCACTAATGGTTGTATTGGCAATCGGAAACTGAGAATAACCGGGAATAAATACTGCGCGGTATGGTCCGCTACCAATTCCTAATGATTGTCCAGTTGCAAATACATCTAAACCAACTCGAGTTCCAGCAAACACATAATTTACGCCATTGTAACCATTCATGGTCATACCACGCATGATGCCGTCAAACGTAGCGAATATTTCTTGATAGCCGCCCATTTTCTTAGGCACTTGACGCTGAAAACGGCACCATACACCATCAGTGTATTCTGGTGTTTCGAATATAGTACCGTCGCGTTTTATCCCGCCCGGTAAAGCCATTTTGTAAACTTGACTATACTGGGGCTGAATTTGTTGCTGTTGCGCTGGTTGTGCTGGCGCGACAGCCATTAGAACGTCCCGCCACTAATAAGGTTTGCTGTAAGCGTACCAGTAACAGTTACTGACCCACCAACTGAAAGTGATGCTGGAGTGCTAATTACAGGAGCCAATGAATTTGTGCCGTTTAAATCTAATATTTCTGTTCCGTTTGCGGTCACACCTAAAATACTTGTCCCGCGTAAATACATACCTGTTGCACTATCATTTACAAAAGAAAACGAGGGCGCTGTGGCAGATCCATTTTGTGCTAAAAATATTCCGGCGTTTGTCGTTGAAAGCGTAAATAGACCAGACGCTTCGCTAAGAACTAATGCTACTTGACCAGCCGATAAAACCACTGCAGCAGAACTACTACCAGTTGTATTAAATGAAAGGTTATAAGAACCTGATGTTGTATTGTTAATTAATACATACAGCTGGGTAATTGCTGGAAGCGTAATACTTAAACCTGTTGTACGTGTGCCAGATAGGGCAACATAGGTTTGAATGGTTGGTGCGTACGTTGTTAAATTAAACGTGCTGCCAGTGATACTATCAACGTCATACGTTCCAGAGGTAAAGGTGACGTTGTTTTGATTTGTTAAACCAACCGTAAAGAAGTTACCAGTGGTTGATTCGTAGTAAATAAATCCAGAATCACCGGGGTTAGCAGTAATACTAGACAAGCCGTTAATAACCGATGGCGTGGTTGTCTTGATTGTAAGTGTACCAGTTCCGCCGTTTCTAAAGCCAATCCACCAACCGGGGGACAAAGTGGTAAGGCTTGGTAGTGTGAATGTGCCAACGCCACCAACCCATACGTATGTATTAGCTCGGCTACTATTTGTAATTGAAGGTGATACTGATGTTTCAACAACGTTACTAGTAACAGCTAGTTGTCCCAATACCGTGGTCAATCCTGCGCCAGCCAACGAAGACGCATCAGCAGATGAAGTACCAGTGCCTAAGGTAATAACGCCCCAGCTACCGTTAACGTTAGCGGTATTATTGGTTAGGTAAAAATAAACTGTTACACCAGAATTAACTGTAACGCCATTTAAACCATTAATATCTGTAACGGTAAATGCCACAGAACCTTTATTACGGAAAAATATATCGCTGCCAAGTGATCCTTGTGTTGCGTCTGGCAGGGCGACTGACAATCCAGTGGTAGATGGCGTGCAATCCATAATGCGTGATGCAGGGACCTGCGTGCCACTAACTACTTGAGGCCAGTAAAGCTGTGTGTTAGAGCTAAACGCTAAGGCGTAATAGGATACATCCGTTGGTTCAATAACGGTACCAGTAAACGGGGATACAAATGATTGTGACATAGATTAGGGTTCCTGAACCGTTACGTTTCGGTCGATGCGGCGTTGGTTGTCTTCTTGTTTGAGCGCAGCCAACGAATCGTCGTAATATTGTTTCCAAATTGGTAGCTTGTCCATGGCTTTTAAATATCCTTGAGCTTGCAATAAAGAGCCAAACAACATCGCCTGTGGGCATTCGCGCGTGAACAGATTTTGTTGATTTTGTGAATCTAATGGCTGGATTTCGCTGTAATACAAAATTTCAATAGGGTATGTAGCATCAGGTTTTGGTGCAAACGCCCAATTGTTATAGTCGTAATCGGCGTAGTAAAGCGGTGTGCCAGAAGATGACTCAGCTTGATATTGCGCCACATAATCTTGGCTGCGCAGCAAAATAGGCTGGCCATTACATTTCATTGAAACTGTTTTACGCCAGCGTGCTGGTTTGTTTAGTACCACTTGATTAGCAGATAATGTTGTTTCTACTACCGTTAACTGCAAATACGTTTTTAACTGCGCTGCAATGGCAGACTCAGCCAAACCAATTAAGTTTGGAATCTGTGCTACAAATTGAGCGTCATCGCGCTCCATGTAGTTAATAATGTCAGCTACGAGATTATCGTAGGTCATTTGATATGCGCTGGTCATCGTGTATAGTAGCTGTAGTTAGGTTGGAAGTAGATTGGTGACTTATCACGATCTTCTTCTTCGGCTTGCGTACGTAGATTAAGTGCTAATTTTTCCAAGTAAGCAACGCGCCCCATATCAACACCGGGCAACTGCATCGCCAATTCATGGGTAAGCGCAGCTTGAATGTAAGGAATCCAACGGTTGGGCAGGTATAACTGATTAGTCAACGAGCCAACGTCCATCATCTGCTTTTCAATAATGAGCTGGAATACTTGGAAGTCGTTGGATGGTACAGGCCAGATATACATCTCTGGATCAATCTGACGGTTAAACCAGTATTGCAAAGAACGTACAGATGGAAACTGTTTGTTTGGTAAGTTCCAGTAGTCATCGCGGTTTAAGCGTGCTAATGGAATAACTTGTTGTGATTGTGCAAAAACAATTTGACGGCATGAAAATGGCGTCGATGTGGTAGAACGAATACGATGGTAGTAATACGGAATGGTCAGATTAATTGGGATGTAAGACCATGTACGGTCTTGCAAGGTTAGTGGCGTATCAAACGCAGCTTGCTGTTCCCATGTAATACCATCGTTACTTGTTTCGTATACCAAACCAGTATACGTTACGCTACCGTAGTTTGGTGCGTAGGCGTTGATACCAACGTAGTACACACTAGTTTGATTTTGATACTGAGCACCAAACCAGTTTTCGCTTACAGTAGTTGTACCAAAACCATTTAAGTTTTGATCAAACACGTTTGGTGAAGTTGAATTGTCAACAGGCAGTGCTGTCTCAATTTGTGGTGTCTGGATGTAAATCCAGTTTGCCTCGCGCACGTCAATCGTGCCCATTGGCATAGTAAGGATCTGCTGATTACTTTGCGCACCAAGGATGATATTCTCTAACAACCATAGGTTAACGCCGCGGTTAGACGAGTTCTGCAAAATGTAGAACAGCGCCTGCTTAGCGGCTTGTACGTACTCAGGTGTGATTTCTTCAGCTTGCTTTCCTGCGCCACGGAAGGCGTAGGAAATCATCTGATCAACGTCGACCGTAGTCTGGTTGTATGTATT